GAGTTAATCTTTGTATTGTCAGACCCCTATAAGAAAGTACGTAAGGGAAGTAAGATGTGTATGGGGCAGTGGTGTGAGAAAGAAGGCTTGGCTTACTTCACTGTTACTGAGATTGAAGAGTTACTTACATATATACAGGAGAAAGAAGATGAAGATAATAGTGATACCTGATTGTCAGGTTAAACCTAACACCCGTATAGATCACCTTGAGTGGGCAGGTAAGTATATCGCTGAGAAGAAGCCCGATGTTATTGTTAACATTGGTGACTTCTGGGATATGCCTAGCCTGTCATGCTATGATAAAGGTAAGAAAGACTTCGAGGGTAGACGGTATAAGAAAGATGTAGAGGCTGGTAACGCTGCAATGGATTTACTTCTAGCACCAATAAAGAAAGAGTCCAACAAGCGTGGCAGTAAATGGAAGCCTAGATTAGTTTACACAATGGGTAACCATGAACAGCGTATTGATCGTGCAGTAGAGAACGATGCAATACTTGAAGATGTCATAAGCTATGATGATTTGAACCTGATAGACTGGGAAGTACATGACTTCTTACAACCTGTTGTGATAGGGGGTGTCGCCTTTGCCCACTACTTTACAAGCGGAATAATGGGAAGACCTGTATCCAGTGCTAGGGCTTTGTTATCTAAACGTATGATGTCGTGTGTAATGGGTCACGTGCAAGATCGTGACATTGCATACGGTAAGCGTGCAGATAATGTAAACCTTACTGGGTTGTTTGCTGGCATATTCTACCAACACAATGAAAAGTATCTAGGCGCGCAGAACAATAGTAGCTGGCGTGGTATTTGGGTGCTGAATGAAGTTAAGAGTGGTGGCTTTGATGAGTTACCTGTTAGCCTTAACTACCTGAAAGAAAGGTACGGTAAGTAATATGTTTGATAGAGATAGCGATGGAGCTTTGTTGGTTCTTGGGTACCCCCTCTTCGGAGGGTGGCTACCTTACATAGGATTTATAACCTTTTACATTAATGAAGATGAGGACGATCTACTACGCTGCTTTATGATAGAGTGGTTCTGTAGAAGTCTTATCTTTACTAGGAGTAGTAAACAATGACCTGTCAAATACTGACACCCAAGTCTACATATACAGTAGACTATCCACAAGCATTAGAGTACACAAAGTCACAAGAGAGTATCTTCTGGACAGCAGATGAGATTGAGATGGAGAAAGACATACATGATCTCAAGACAAAGCTAACAGAAACAGAACTGCATGGTGTAACTACTGTGCTTAAGTTGTTCACACTGTATGAGCTGCATGTGGGTAACGAGTATTGGTTAGACTATGTTCGTAAGACATTCCCTCGCCCTGAGATACAGCGTATGGCTAGCTTGTTTGGTATGTTCGAGCTGAACGTACACGCTCCCTTCTATGACAAGTTGAATGAGGTAATGGGTTTAAAGACAGATGAATTCTATGAGTCATACACAAAGGACAAGGTGTTGAAAGACCGTATGGCATGGATTGATAGACAGTTTAAAGTTGATGACCCACTACTGATTACTGCTATGGGTAGTATCACAGAAGGTGCAATCCTTTACAGTAACTTTGCTTTCCTCAAGCACTTCCAAGCAGAAGGTAAGAACAAGCTAATGAACATGACTGCTGGTATCAACTTCTCTGTACGAGATGAGAACCTACATAGTGCAGCAGGCGCGTGGTTGTATAAGAAGTTACTAGAAGAAGAGAAGCCAGATGCTGATCGTATGGGTAGAGTGTTAAGTAAGATTAAACGTACCTGTCGTCAGATACTAGAACATGAGTCACGCATCATTGATATGATATTCGAGAAGGGTACTATCAAGGGTATCACTGATGTGCAGATGAAGAACTTTATTAAGTCTCGTCTCAATCTATGCCTAGAACAACTAGACATACACCCAATGTTCGAGGTAGAATATGACCCTATTAGTCAGTGGTTCTACAAGAACATTAACAGCGGTACGCTACATGACTTCTTTGCAAAGCAAGGTAACAACTACAGCCGAGACTGGGTAGAGGGTGGATTCTCATGGTAAAAGAAAGATCAATATACGAGGAGCTTGGGGAAGAGCGTAAGCTTTTACAGGCAGAGGGTAAGTTACCTATGTGGGTAACAACTGCATCGTGGCAAATACTTAAAGATAAGTACACCACTGATAAATACCCTGACCTGTACTCAATTTATAAACGCATATCAACCACTGCTGCAAAGCACATGGAAGATGAAGAGCATTGGCAGAAGATGTTCTTTAATCTAATGTGGAATGGTTGGTTAGCCTGTTCAACACCCGTGTTAGCTAACATGGGTACTAACCGTGGGTGCCCTGTATCATGCAGTGGTGGCTACGTAGGAGATGGTGTCTATGAGTTTTATGACGCACAGAGAGAGGCTGCAGTCCTTAGCAAGAATGGTTTCGGAACTTCAGCTTACCTTGGAGCTATACGAGAGCGAGGTAGTGTTATCTCAAGCGGAGGATTGGCAAGTGGAATACTGCCAGTACTTCGAGACTTTGTCCAGCTTAGTCGCGATGTATCACAAGGAAACACACGAAGAGGTGCATGGGCAGGGTATGTTGAACTAGACCATGGAGACTTCTGGGAGATTGCTGACCACTTAGTTAACCACCCTGATGACTGTAACTTAGGTTGGATTGTAAGTAATGAGTTTATTGATAAGCTAGACAAGGGTGACGAGGACGCAGTCAACCGCTATCAACGAGCTATGAAAGTTAAGATGGTTACAGGTAAGGGTTACTTCTTCTTCATAGATAAAGTCAATGATGCTAACCCACCTATGTACGCAGAGCATGGCTTGTCAGTTAAAGCAAGTAACTTGTGCACTGAGATTACATTACACAGTGATGAGTTTCATACGTTTACTTGTGTCTTATCGTCAATGAACCTAGCTAAGTATGATGAGTGGGCTGATACCGATGCAGTGCAAACTGCTATTGTATTCTTAGACTGTGTAGCCGAAGAGTTTATTCAACAAGGCAGAGGTATCAAGGGTATTGAGAAAGCAGTAAGGGCTACTGAGTATGGTCGTGCGTTAGGTTTAGGCACACTAGGCTTTCATACGTACTTACAGCAGAACATGATTGACATTGAAAGCTTTGAAGCATACAACATTAATCAGAATATGTTTAAAGTAATTCAGAAGCAAGCCAGAGGTGCTAGCCAATGGTTAGCTAAGACTAAGGGTGAGCCTAAGTGGTGTAAGGGACATGGTGTACGCAACACACACCTGTTAGCAGTAGCACCAAATAGCTCAAGCGCGTTGATATGTGGTTCTGTATCACAAGGCATTGAGCCAGTGTATAAGAACGTATTCGTACAGGGTAGCCCTGCTGGGGAGATTAACCGTATTAACCCTGTCCTAGTGGATCTGATGAAGTCTAAGGGTGTATACAGTGACGAGACAATCAATCAGATTATCAAGGACAATGGTTCAGTACAGCTAGTCGATTGGCTAACTGATGAAGAGAAGGCTGTGTTCAAGACTAGCTTTGAGATTAACCAAGAAGTGTTAGTCAGACTGGCTAGTGCAAGGCAGCGTTATATCTGCCAAGCACAATCACTAAACTTGTTCTTCCCTAGTGATGTACCTGAAGCAGAGATTAGCCGTATACACAAGCTCGCGTTCAAAGATAAATACATAAAATCATTGTACTATCTAAGAAGCGAGGCAGGTGTACGTGGCAGCAGTGGTGAATGTGTAGCATGTGAGGGTTAGTTATTACCGTGTAGTATCTTTCTTAAACTCTTTGGTTAAGTTATCTTCTAGCCCTCCATATAGGTAGGCCTTAAGAAACTTACCAAAGGCTGGAAAGTCTTTCATAGTTTCTTCTAACAAACCTTCAGGAGGCATATCCCCTGTTTGTGCGTACTTGAAGAGAGTAGCTAAGTCTGATACAGTGTTATCAATAATAACTGTAGGTGGCATGATTAGATTACCTAACACTTCACCAGTCTTACCACTACCTACTGCTTTATCTAAGTTGTATCTACTAGCAAATCCCATGGCTAATAATCTATTA